GTTGTGTCTCACCTCTATACTGATATACAAATGCTGTAGCACCATCTATTATTACAGGTGCAAATCTATCAGGTATAGTTGTTGTGTCTCCATGTGCTGATAAGTCACTTGGAAATGTATAATAATCAAACTTTATTGCGTATGACTTATTAGGATATGGATACAAAAGATAATTATTATCAGGTGTTCTCACTACATATTCAGGAACACCACCTCTGTCAAACTGTGCTACTGTGACACCACTAGCTATTGAAGCAGCTGTTGTGCTACCTGCACCTCTTGTACAACCTGTAAATGTAGTACTAGTTACTCCTGTATAAGTAATTGTTTCATTACCTATGACTATTGTACCTGCACTATCAAACCCTGTAGTACTTGCTACAGTTATAGTTGTAACACTATCTGTATGTGTTGTACTCGTTGTAGTAGTATATATTTCATCTTCTTGATTTATAACTCTATTTATATAATCATTGTAATCAAGTAGTCCTAATTTATAGCCACCATTACCTAAAGAACTGTCTTTTACTATTCTAAATGTATTGTAATCTACTGTCTTAGTAGAAGTGGGTAAACTATATCTAACCACACCTGCTGTTAGTGTTTGAGTAGCAGTGTTATGATTAAATGGATAATTAAATTCTCGCTGATTAATAAAACGTATAGATTCATTAATTGCGTTTTGGCATTGAACTTGTATACCCCTAGCACTAGAAAAGGTCGTTGAAGTTAATGCAACCTCATTCAACCTTGCTATTACTTTATTTGTTAGTGTTAGGTAAGTTTCTGCCATAATAATTCCTATAAAGATAAGAGAGCAAGTTGCCCTGCTCCCTTATATATGATTTAAGCTAAGGTGTCTCTGTCAACTTCGTTGGCATTGAAACCGTCACCACCCATGTCACTGACATCGGCTAGTACTGCGTATACTCTTATCTTACCTGCTGAGAAGGTTGCACCATCTCCTGCAAAAGTAAGGTCAAGTGTATCTGCTGTAGCAAGAACAACATCTGCTGATACTGTTACACTTGGAGCATAAGCCAAGTCTGCAGCACCGTCAATGTCAAATGCAGTTACATATTCATCTGCATCTGCTGCTCCTAAAGTTGCAGTAGCATTAGTACCTGTATTCATAGTAGCACTCTCAACAACTTGAAAACCTGCTGCAATTATTTTAGTATTTGCAGGGATTGTCAAACATTGAACTACGTCACCTGATGAACAATCAATTGCTTGTGCAGTAAGGTCAATAGTTTTTTGTATTTGATAAGGTGCTCTACCTCTTGAGCTATTACCGTGGGCAGGTAATAATAAACTTGTAATTGTAGCCATTAATTACTCTCCCTTTACGCTAAGTGATAAGCGGCAGTACAGATTGCTTCAGGGCGAAGAATCTTTCTACCATATAAATGCATACCACGAACAATATCAGCAAAAGAATCAGGGTCTCTATAAGTCTCTGTCTTGTTGATTTGCTCAGCAGTAGCTATAGATGAAGAGTGACCAGCAACAATAACACCAAAGTTTGTAGAACTATTAGTACCTGTAGTAGAAGGTCCTGTTCCTAAACTTGGAAGGTTATTTGACTGATACACTTTAAATCCGTGTAGATTATTAAGAACTAAACCATTCTGTAGTCCTGAACCACCAAAGTCTGCATCAAACAATCTTGTGTCCTCATCCTTTAGTACTTCAATAAATACAGGGTCTAACACTAACCATCTTCCGTTAGTATCAACATTCTGTTGGTCTAGTAGTCTTGACATTCTAGCAATCACTGTCAATGGGTTTCTATCTCCATTAGCAGGAGCAGCAGTAGTAGCTCCACCTGTTCTTGGTAAGATAGCCACAGCATCTCCAGCAGAACCACCAAAATCCGCAGCATCAATTTTCATTGAAGATAAGAGTTCGTCAGAACCGGCTGTTGAAACAGCTACACTACCATTAGTAGTTGTATTAGCTGTGTCTGCGGCACCATGTATAGTTGATTGCTTGTAACCTGACATATAACCAAGTACATCTTGGTCAAATTGGTCGGCTAGTCTATAAGCTGCTCTATCTGATGCTAACTGTTGAAAGTTAACGTGAGAGTGAGCCTCTTCAATATCATCCACTTTAAATGCAAAGTAATTAGCTTTGTCAATATTAAGTGAAAATTCTTCATCGTCAAGGTCTTGAGGAGTTATTGTAGTTCCTCGAGAATATGCCTTAACTGTTATTTCTGGTTCTTTAATAACCTTAACGGAATCGCCCATATTTGCAATTTCACCAAAATAATCATTATTAGTGATTGCATCAACAATAGATGACTTACGGAAAGCAAGTTGCACCTGTTTGCTGTAAATAATAGGACTAAAATTACCGTTAGGAAGGTTGCCATAACCAGCTGCGCTTCCAAATGCCATTTTAAATCTCCTTAAACATTTAGCAAATGTACACAATAGTGTGTACTATATAGTTTTAGTCGTTTTACTTTATAAGGACCATTCATGCGTTGAGGTTGTACGTTAGATAGCTAATCTTCTGTAGGCTCACATAATTGGGTAATCTAGTAAAGTGGGGTTAGACGTAGCACAAGTATCCAAAAAGGGGTTGTACTACACCTCTAGTTATCTATAGTTATACATAGAAAAAAAACTTTGTCAAGCTTTTATCTAGCATTACCAGAGATATCATAAATAAAGTCACCACTACGGATGGCTTCCATTATCTGTTCTGATTTCTTTTCATACTCTTTAGCACTCATCTTCTGCACAGTGGACTCACGAATTTTGTTAGAGTTCCCTGTAGCATCAATGTTTGTTCTCGTGCCTTGCGTACTAACTGCTTTAGCAGCACTCTTATCACTCTTTGTCTTATTTGTCTTGCTAATACCTCTATCTCCTTTGTAGAGGTCAATAGCTCTTGCTGCTGATCTTGCATCATTGTCATTCTCATATAGTGCATCTTGTACCCATTTAGGCTGTTCGTCTGCCCAACTATGAAAGTCATCACTTTCTCTTATTTCATTAAAATCAGGATGTAGATTTAATAACTGTGCTTCAGCTTTATCTTTTACAGCACTTAACTGCATTTCGTCTATGACCTTAACACGTTCTTCTAAAGCCTTAGACTGCTCCATAGCTTTTTTCATAGCTATTGTTTCTACAATCTTTGCCACATCAGGATATTCTGTTGCCCATGCTTCTATATCCTCGTCTGACTTTGGCAATTTCATTTCTTTCTTAGTAGCAGAATCTAATTGACTTTTTAAATCATTTAACTGCTTTTGAAATTGCTGTTCTTTTTCTTGGGTATGTCTGCGTAAATCTCCGTATCTCTTCTTAAAAGTTTTCTCTTCAGCAGAAGTCGGTTCTTCTTCACTCTCAACTTCCTCTTCGCCAGTCTTGCCTTCACCTTTTTGCTCTTCAACGAGCCTCGCAAGTTCTTCTTCATCTTTCTTTAATCTCTCTTCTTGAGAATAAGGTCTATTTACAAACATTGTTTTTTTAGGTGTGTTCTCTTTCACCATTATATCTTTAGCTAATTCAGCCATTTTTTTCTCCTAGGGTTAACGTAGCCTTATTGGGGGTTAAGTAAGCTAGTTCTAATTGTGGATTATTAACGTGAAGCTAATCCACCTCGCTTCATCTTCTTAACTTTAATCTTTTGTTTCTTTTTACCTGCAAGTCCACCTATGTTGAAACCACCGGTGTCTATGCTGTCAGAATAGCCTGAATCTGAATAGCTATCATCTTGACTGCTATCATACGATGAGTTATCAGAAGTAGATTGAAACTGATCACCGGGCTGAGTTGTACCTACAACATTACTTGTATCAGGTGCTGTAGACGTAAATGCATCCTCTGATATGCCTTTGTCAATGTCACCTAGACTGTCTACAAAATCATCATCTAAGCCTTGGTTTATTTGATCACCTTTACCAAATTGTAATCCACCTTGTATTGACCTCATATCTTTTTCACCCAAACCTTCAAATCCTAGTTTGTCTTCTTTTGATCTATCTGCAAAACCTTTATCTTTGTCATCTAAATATGATCTACCCATGTCAAACATCTCTTCTGGTTTAAATCCTCTGTCAAAGTCTTTTTGTACATTTTTAGCTTTTGTTATAGCAGTTTCTAGTTTTTTAACACCCGGAAGATCAACTCCAAACTTTTTAGCAACCTCGGCTACAACAGCAGTTTTCATTCCTACAGCTTTAGCTATTTCAGCCACTTGACCTACAGCTTGTGTTTTAATTTGTTCAGCTAATGCAGGACTAACTTTGTTAAAATTAGCTTTACCTGTTGTCTTATAATCATCTACGGAAGCTAAAGAAACTGTACCATCAAAATTATAGGATACAGCATAATCTACGCCACCTATAGTTGTTCTAGCACCACCTAAGTCAGCTACTCCTGTATCATCTCCACCATCATCACTAGTGCTTTGTACTCTTGTAGACTGAACTGTCTTACTTTGACTTAGAGGTTTATCTGCCTTTTCCGTTTTAAGCATATAACCTTCAGGAACATTATATCCTACTAAAATTTTACCATCTCTAAATGGTACTTGTATTTCAGCACCTGCTTCATTTATATAAGTTTTGTATTCATCTGCTGCGGCTGCAGCGTCACCTTTGTCCACACCAATTAAATTTTTAAAATTTAATTTTCTATCTACTTCTGGTACTGTTGGTGTTTTATAGCTATAGCCACCTTTAGGTGCTTGACCTGCAAAACCGTTAGCAGCATACACCACTCCACCTTGAGCCATTTCCATGTCTTCACTATTATACTCTTCATTTTCATCTATGTCAATATCATTTATGTCAAAAGGTAAATCATCTGGCATTGTAGCCTCTTCACTATTACCCATCTGACCCATATTTTCCATTTCCTTGAGACCCATCTTAGCTTGTTGTCTCATCTGCATTAGATTTTGTAAGCCTATGTATCTAACTACATCAGCAGGAAATACAAATTCTCCCTCACTTAATTGTGCTGGTATGTCATCTCTAACTTCTTCTTTTGTTGAACCTATTGGTACATCATTACCAGATACAGGGTCTACTGAACCACCTTCATCTTTGAGACCACCTTCTTCAAACATTTCCATTTGTTTGGACATAGAACCACCTTTAGCAGCATTTACTTCTTTACCTAGAAACTTTTTTCTTTCTTTGGCTAAATTAATAAGTCTTTGTATTTCACTTTCTAAAGTTTTATCGCCTTCTTCATAAAAAGCTTTACCTGTATCCATATTATCCCCTGCTCTTGGGTCGTTTGGATGTAACTCACCTTTTTCTTTTTCGTAGTTTTTAAAATCTACCATATCCATTATGTCTTTATTTACGACATCAGGTTTTGATTTTGGCATTGCATCTTTTTCAATATCTTTATCTTTTTCTTTAGACGAACCACCTCTATTCATTTTTATTTTTTTCATTTCATTTTTAAGCTGTTGTTGTCTAGCCTCTATTTGCAATCCTATTAAAGCAGTCAACTCTTCCTTATCTAAAGTAGGATATTCTTTTTGAGCTGCCTCTAAAAGTTTTCCCATAGGTATCATGTCTGCCATATTATTGTTCCTTTACGTTATCTCGTATATCAAGTAAATCAGCCATTGTTTGAGTTTACTTCATCCCTTAGTTTCTTTAGTCTGCGTAATAATGTAACAGCACCTTGTGCTCTATGCATTATAATAGTATCGTCTGTTTGTTCTAACAACTTATGTTGCTGACTTATTAGATACTCAACGTAATCATTGAAGCTGTTCAGTAGCTTGAGGTTGCTGACCATCGGCTTGAGGTTGCTGAGTATTTGCTGCTTGTTGTTGTCCATCTTGAGGTGTTCCTGTAAATCCTTGTTCTCCCGGAGTTGGTGCTACTCCAGTTCCAATAGTTCCTCCACCTGCTCCTGTTGGGTCCATAGGATTTGCACCTGCGGGTGGTTTCTGTTGCTGATTGGCGGGGGGTCCTTGGAATTGTTTCATAAGTTCTGCTTGTAATGCAGCCTCATCCATATTATTTGTAACCTTATCAGGGTCTAAGTCCATTGATTTTGCAATCTCCCTAATAACATATTGGAATTTAGCAAAAGGTGCAAGAGCTGGATTAGAGGCAACTTGTAAGAACTGCATAAGTCTTTGACTACGTACTTCATTAGCCATTAAGCTTTCCGTACCTCTAGCCTTAACCTCTAAATCGCCCTTTAGGCTTTTATCAAAGTCAAACTGCATATTAAATCTAAACAATCCTTCGCCTAAAGGTTTAAGTAAATAATCATCTACATTCTTAATAACAGTTTTAATACTACCACTTGCTGCATTCATTAGCATGGATATACCACTAGCAGTTCTACCTACACCTGATACACCTGTCTGCCCATGAGAGAATGAAGGTAGTCCTGTGCTTTCATCTGCAAGCTGCCTAGCCTTGTCAAATAATTGTAAGTTCTCTTGCGAGACATTAGGAAACTTCGTGCCAAAGATTGCTTGACCCGGAGCACCACCTTGTCTTCTAAACACTTTGCCCGGATACACTGATAAGTCTTGTCCGGGAACTAGGTTAGTTTCGTCTACTTCTATAAGTAGATTACCTGATAACACAGCATTGTCTACAGACATTCTCATAAAACCATTCATAAGTGTCTGTGTATCATCCATGTTTTCAGCTATACCTACACCAAAGAATGAATAAGGATTCAATTCATATGGTGCAGCCATGTATGGAATTTTTGATGGTTTGAAAGGATTAAGAACCATTCTTATTAATTTACCATTGCATATCCACACATTAACTTGCAACTCATCTAAACTTTCTAATTCTTTAGGTATATCTACATTCTGATCTAGTAACATTTCAGTATCACACATACCCCAATACTCAAGAACTTCAAATCTCTCTACCCCATGTTCAGGTGCGTAGTCAGATAAATCATCTTCCCAAGATTCTTTTGTATAGTTCTCACCTTCTGCTATAGCAGCTTCAATAACTTCACTTCTAAAGTGAGGTCTCTTCTTTAATGCTCGTAGTTGAGAACGTGACATTTTATGTCTCTCAATCACAAACTGTGCTTCATCCATATTGTTTGCATCAGGATCTGGATAAAAGTTCCAAACAGATACATGAGATACTTGAGGTACAGTTTTTAATGTAGGATCATATTCACCTTCTTCATCCCAATTAGGATACTCTTTGTCTATAGCAAAAGGACCTTTCATTACACCTGTACCAAACAAAGCCATTTCAAATGCTGTACTACGTAAATGTTTACTTGCACCTGATTCTTCTAGTTGATCGTGTATTTTCTTTTCCATGTTTTTAGCTGCAATTAATGCAGGACTAAATGTTATAGCCGAAGGAGTTTTGCCAACTTCTTCTTTAAGGTTATCAACATCTTTAAGCTTTTCTTGTAGAGGACCAAGCATGTCTTGCAAACTCTTGGCAGTTGCACCTTTAGGCAATTCTTTACCATCTCCTTTAAACCCATAAGGTGAGGATGATAAACTAGTGCTTCCACGCAACTCTTGAGGCTCTTTAGGATCAAAACTAACATCTTTAGCTACTCCTTCTGGTAATTCTGTTGGGTCTACACTCAACGGAAATCTGTTGTTAGCAAATAAAACATCAACAATCTGTCCATAGGCTGCTAATGTTTTGGTTTTAGTTACTTTAATAAACACACGAGATTTTTCAGCTTCTGTAAACTGAACGTCTGAACCATATAAACCCCTATAGTTTCTATAAGCTCTTAACCATCTCTGCTCATCTTGTTCTCTATAATCGTCTGCACGATGATATCTCTCCATCACAAAAGGTATTATGTTAGTAGTATTAACATCTGTAACAGTAGTGTCTTTAGAATCTTCTAGAGATATAGCTTCGCTATCTACTAGTACTTCATCATTTTCATCCATATTGTATCCTTAATATCCAAATGTAGCATCTGCTACCGGCATAGAGTGTGTTGGTACACCTCTTGGGTCGTAATCAAATAAGCTAAATCTTGGTCTTGACATTATACCATATCTTAATGCATCATACAAGTGGTCTTCAGCTAAAGTATCTACATCCTCTGGGTTTTTCTTATCTAGTGGAATAGACGGTAATTGTGCTGTAGTGTTACTACATGTGTTAAAAAATACTAGTCTTGGTTCTTCTGTAAACTCATCTATCTGTAAACGTCTGTGTATCTCGTTCTTACCTGCTACACGACTACCTTTACTTCTATCTGATGGTCTCCAACGACAGCCTCGCATAATCATTTGTTCTGCTAGGGAAGGACCTGTGTCTCCTCGCTTGTGCCATAAGGAGCTATCTAATACTCCATATCTTATACCACCATCTCCGTCTTCTAAATCCAATATCATATCTGCCAAATCTGTGGCAAGGACTTTGCTAACGTATAATTCTCTGTAGACAATAAGTTGTTCAGATGGTGACACAGCAAACCAAAGGACACCAGACTTACTGCCATAACCGTAATCACAAGCTCTAAACTTAACCCAATTATGTGGTACATCATAAGGCTCAATAACGTGCACATTCCTATCAAACTCAGTGAAAGCAGCACCTTCCTTAATATCCCAATCGCCATCCAATAATTGCCTTCGTTGCTGTTCAGGTAATGATAAGAGCATGGCTTCGTAATCCCCTTGCTCTGCAAGATAAGGATTGTCTGATAATCGTGCAGGGATAAATCTCCTTTTGAATAATGATTTTCCAGCCTTTTCATGTCCTGCCGGATATTTAAGGACTTCTGTTGTTTCAATGTCTGTAGCATCAAATGAGTTTCCGTATGGGGCTGGGTCAATAAACATTTTTTTAACCCAGTGATGACCCCTGCCTCCCGGATTTGTTGTTGCTCTCATAAATATTGGTAAGTCTTTTGCTACTGACCTCAATCTAGAACGCATATAGTTCCATGCGTATGGTGTTGCCCACTGTGTTAACTCATCAAAGCCTATCCAACTAAATGCTAAACCTTGATACCTTAGTACATCGTCATCTCTATCCAAATAAGACATCCACAACCTAGCACCTGACGGTGCAACCCACTGCATCTTTCTTTCTGACCATTTAATTCCCGGAATAATCTTTGGATATATTTCCTGAGACTTAAATATCAACTCTCTTAATTCTTCTGTTGTGTGTCTTAGTAGTAGTCCACTAAATGATGGGTGACTCATATATCTCAATGGGTCTGCTAACATGGCATAACTCTTGCCACCACCTGCTGAACCACCATATAGTACTTCTCTTTCACCAGCTGCTAAAAACTCTGTCTGAGGTCCTTCGTTGGGTTTAAAAATAATATTGTGCTTCTGCTCAATAGGTATTTCTGTTATACGTTCAACTTCTTGGACTTTAGACTCAAGAGTAGGCTTTTGCACCGGTTCTTTCTTGCTCAATTTCTTTCGCCTTGGAGATCGCCGCTTCTGCATACTCTGCCCACTTGCGTAGGCTTCTAGCTTGGTTCTTACGTCTTTTTTCATTCTGTAACCTTTTTCTTAGTCCTACGTGTGAAATATATCTATCTGTTTGCTTTGATAGCCAATTAGCTACTTGGCGATAGGAATACTGCTTCACATATTTTCTAGCCATTTCTAATTTATCTAGTTCGTCTTTTATAGGATTAAGTGTCTCAGGGTCTTGTTCATCTTGTATGTAACCAAAAGGTACTGTTCTAGCTATACGTGGTATTTTAATCCACTCATCATCTTCTTTTAAATCTGTTGGTTGGGGTAATTCCCAAGTTCCTATACTTCTACTATTCATCTTCTGCTTGTACATTCTTGACTGGCATAAGCATCACACCACCCGTAGACTCTACTTGCATCTTCTCTGTCTTCACTAAGCCTGTTCTATCAAGTAGTTCTTTTGCTGCAGTCATCTTCTCTCTCATGCCTAACTCTGTAGGGTCGTTGATTCCACTAACCATTGCAACAGCTGCTCGTGGAGCATTACGTGCCATGAACATTTGAGTAGCCTCTAGAACCTCTTCCTTGATGCCTCTGACTATGTCTGACGTAGAACTGGTAGGTGCATAGCCTGCGAGTAGCTTCGCCTGTGTAACATCCCCGTTTGCCTCATCAAACAGTACGTCTAAAAACTTCTGTTGCTTTTCTGTTAATTCTTTTGCCATTATGATTTCTTCTTCTTTGTTTTTTTCTTTACGGGTACTATGCCTATCTTAACTTTTGTAACACTAGCTATAGTAATAGGCTTTTTCTTCTTTTTTACAAAAGATGTTATTTGAGCCTTACTAAGCTTTGGGTACATCTTAGATAAAGCAGTAATCATTTTGTTATCTGATGCTGACATTACATTGGTACTCCTAATTTAGTAATACGTGCTATAAGTCTATCTGCTCTATTGGTTGTTTGCTTATACCATCTACTGTCTTGCATCTCATCGCCTGCACGTTGCCAATCTTCATCCTTAACTGCAGCAATAAAATTCTTAAATTTAGATAATCTAGGTCTGCCTAATTGAAAACACATATTTGCAATTACTAGCTGTGCTTCTTCTGGTAGATTGTCAAAGTTATCAAATATAATTTTGCAGTCATTTATTGTAACTTTTATATCTTTCTCAAACCAATCATTAACTTGTTCATTAGGTACTTTAGTTCCTATAGGCTTTTCATAAAATTCTTCATCCCATTCAGTGATAAGGTGTCCAATTCCCCCGGTTAGATGTCCAAGTGAACAATGATATGTTTCGTACATTATACCTTCATCATTTGCTATCTCATCTTGTAGTTTTATTAAGTTCATTTTTTTTATGTTCTTCCTCTAAATCTAAAGTTTCTTTTTCTAGGTGATACTTGGGGTCCTCTTGGTGTACCTGTAGGTCTTTTTCTAGGTGTAGCTACTTTAGGTGTTTGTGTAGCCTGTATAGGTTTTCTTCCCCTACCAAATACATTAGCTTTCATACTTCTATTGGCTTCTTGCTGCATTTTATTAAATCTATCTCTAGCAGCCTTTAGTTGTGCAACCTCAGTTGCTGTTGGTTTTCTTCCCTGCAAAGGTGGTAATTGTCTTCTTTGCTGTGCTCTTCTTCTCATTTCCATTAACCTACGTCTCATAGCAGGTGTCATTATACGTGGGTTTCTTCCCCTTGGCATTTGTGGTCTATCTATACCCGGAGCACGAGGTCTATCGTCACCTCTTCTACGAGGTTCTACCTGTGGTCTTTGTCTTGGGTTTAGTGGTCTTCGTCTACCTCTTGGTACGTGAGCCATTCCTCTATGTGCTTTAACTACTGCTGTCTTTTTAGCTGCAGGTTTCTTTGTTTTTGTAGCCATTATTTCTTCCCCATTATTTTCATTGCTTGTCCTGCACCTTTAATTCCAAATGATGCACTAATGGCTATAAATAAAAGATACTGATACCACTCAGGTAATGTGTTTAGTACTTCAAAGCCTACTCTTACATATTCTGTCATACTAGGGATGAACACTAGTATAGCAGGTAATAACAAAACAATCAAGGCAAATTCGTCTTTCCAACTTCCATCTGTTGCATCTGCCATTGTCTTTTCCCATTCAACTTCACCTGTTGCTACTTTCTCTGCCACAACTGCTTTAGCTTTAGCTTGTGCTACTTTAGCCTGTCCATCTGCTTTGACCTTCTCAACTTTACTGTCCATCCAAGAACTAGCTAAGTTTGCTATAGGTCCTATTAACGCCGTAAACATGTACATTCCTTTTGTTTAAATTTGGTGTCAATCCAACACTTGCCATAGTATAAAATAAATAACCACACGGTAAATAGAACACCTTCTACGTAACTAAGTTCATTCCATGCATCTAATATCATGTTGTCCATTACAATCTCCTATAACCGTCTTTTAGTTGTTTTTCTCTTAGAGCCTTCACGTGCTTGTTCATTAGATAATTTCCTATCCTCAGAAATGGCTTTGCGAGTGTCAGATATAATTTGTCTTTTCTCATCTAAATCTCGCCGTTTTTGTAGCAATCTTTTTGGGCTGTTTAGATACTTGTCTATTTCCTCTAGTTGCTTTGCGTTTAGCAGCCGTAGTGGCGGCATATTCTTGGTTAGAAAGAGCCTTAATCGCCGCTTCAGGTAGATAACGTTCACCGGTAGCTTTTGACCCTTGTGTACTAGGTTTACCACTCTTAGTTCTCCACTTTTGCTTTGTCCAATTTGCTAGTGACTTTTGTGGTGCTCTCATACGCTTCCTTAATTTCTTCTATTGTTCTATTGCATCCTATGCAGACATTCTCTTGCAACGTGCAGATGCCTATACATGGTGTTATAATCTACCTGTCCACTTAGCTACAAACCAAGCTGCTAATCCTGCAAAGAATACTATAATAATAAAACCTATACTATATCCTACGTATTCCATTATCTCTTCTTGACGTTTCTGTGCCATCTTTTCTTGATAACGTCTAGACTTTCTTGCTTCTGCTTGAAACTGTTGCCAATCTTGCCACAATCCGGGTCTACCTAGATATATCATCATCTGCTTGAGTTCTTCTTCTTTTTCTCTTATCTGCTCAAGAGCCATGAACTCTTCTAAGTCTGAACCACCTACACCTTTAGCTTTTTTCTGTTTGGCTTTTTTTTCTAAGCCTTCTTTTGCAAAAACGAAATCTGATATTTGTTTAGCACAACCTGAAAGCTCTTTACCATTAGATATAAAACTTTTGATTACCCCAAAGGCTGCATTTGCTGCTGCGAGTTCTGCTAACATTATCTCTTCCTTATGGGTTTACAATATGCAGTTATCTGTAAGTTAGGTCCTTCCTTCTGTGGTATTGAAGGTTGCTTGTGTAGTCTCTCTGCAAAGTACAAGCATCTATTTAAATCTTCAAAGGTTTGTGTTTGGTCTACTACTCTTAATCCCATCATAAACACTAACACAAACTCAATCATTTACTATACAGGTACTCCATGTACCTCTTGTTCCTCGTGACAATCACAAGTACATTCTTCGCAGTCACACTCATAACATTTACAGGTTTCACATTTCTCGTTATCCACGATATCCTCCACCTGCTGCTTTGTATGCTTTTGCTAACATCTGAGCTTTTCTAGCTGACCATTGACCCGGAGCACCACCTTTGCCACCGGCTTTTATTCTGTTAAATATTCTTTTGCGTAAGGCAGGTTTAGTATAATTACCAGCTTCATTAACTTTACTTTTTGCTTTTCGTTTTGATTTTTTTGCTACTGCCATTTTCCAACTTCTTTAATGCTGTCTTACTCAAGCCACCGTAATGTAATAAGGGTTTACTAGACTTAGTGTGTGTCTTGCCCGTATGCAAAGAACCATCTTTCATCTTGTGCATACTGCCTGTCCACACAGTGCCATCTTTTAGGTAATGCTTAACACCCTTCATAGTTACTTCTTTTTCTTCATTGCGTAACCACCACCCATCATTTTAGTAGCTTTAGGTTTGTTTACATTCATTTTCTTAGTTGGTGTACCATAACCACCTTTAGCCATGTACTTTGTTTTCTTCTTCATTGGTGAGCCGCCTTTATTTAAGTTTATTTCACGTAGTCCGTCAGCTATAGCTTTTAATTCTTTTGTGCTAAGTCTTCTGTCTTTAGGATACAATTTATTAAACTCTTGCATCTCTTTGAGAGAAAGTGTTCCTGATTTTGGGGATGCTCCCCCTTTAACTTTTGATGCCATTTTATAATCTCCTTACGCAAATGGGTTTTTCTTTTTAGCAGTTTTAGTTCTAGCAAAAGACCTATTTGTAGATTTCTTTTGCACAGCTAAATTGCTAAGTCTATTATCATTAGGATTACCATTTCTATGAGCAACATCTCTACCATCGCCTTTTTTGATAACACCTTTCTTTTTCAGTAAGTTGTTTGCAGCATTACGTTTGTCTCTACGTTTTATTTGTGCAGGCTTACCATGATAATTAGCATACTCTTTTTTATAGTTTCTTTGGTATGTCATTCTTATGTAGAACCTTTTTTAGCTCTTCTTTTATTCATCCTATCTAATTGCAACTTAGTAGGTTTTATATTAGTACCTTTGTAGTTACCCTTAGAGTCTAGTTTAGGATTAGTATTCTTTTTAAAATTCTTAACTTTTTTGTTATCGCCTTTAGCTGAATCTACACCTGCCTTTTTATTCTTGTTAGCTGATACATTAGACTTCTTAAAGCTATCCACCATAGTCTTAGTACTAGTCTTTTTCTTTGTGCTAGTCTTCTTATCATCCCTACGTGTCTTACCTTGCATGAAGTTCATGTAGTCACGTAAGCTTAATCCTGACTTGGCTAACTGCTCTTTTGTTACTATAGTTGGATTCTTTTTCTTAGTTGTAGTACTGCCTTGGGAAACACTACTAGCTGTCTTAGTAGAACTTTTCTTTATTTTGCCACCCATTGCACCCGGAGACATACCTAATGTTGTCTTTTTATTCTTTTTTCTTAAAGCTTCTGATAAACCAACGTCTACTTTACCCTTAGTCTTACCTCCTAAAGCACCCGGAGACATACCTAATGGTTTCTTGGTAGTTTTCTTTTTCATGTCTTGAAATACGGATGTAGGATTATTTGATCCTTTACTTGGAGTAGCAGAACCTAGCTTAGAGCTTTTAGATTTAGGTGCTCTCTTTTTAACTTGTCCATCATCTAGTCCACCGACCATTGCGTTTTCTTTATCTCTTTTATCTTTTCTTGCTTTCTGCTCTTTACGAACACGTTGCATCTTCTCATAGTAAGATTCCGTAGCCATCTCTAGTTCCCTCCTTTGGTTATCTTATCAAATGCTGCTGCACCCTTAGGTCCAGAGTTTTTCAATGCCAATAGTCCTTTATTTACTGAACCACCTGCTGAATACATGTGACGTTTACCATTTACAGTGCCACCATACGCCATCTGTGCTTTTTCTGATTTCATTACGCTACTTCCACGCTTCTTTGTGAAGTTTTCTACTACCTCTTTAGCCTCTGCTACTATAGTAGGGCTGAACGCAGCACCTTTTTCTAGTATTCTTTTTGCTTCTGATAAAGTCATGTTAACATTTCCATCTTCTACGTGCTTGTCTAAGCCTACTGTTTGGGTTTGCAGCTGCTTTAGGGAACTTCTTCATCTGTCCAGCACTTCTTGCACAATAAGACTTCCTCCTAGAGGCTCTTTTACCTTTAGGCTTGTCTTCAGTTACAGCAGTCTTCAACTTACTGCCGGGATTATCCTTACGGTATTTAGCCACACCTTTGGCTGTCATACCTGCACCCTTCTTAGTGGGTCTCTTGTGACCACCCTTGATGGTATGACCCTTCATGCCAGTGCTTTTGCGTTTCTTTTTCTTTGTTTCTGCCATAGCCTGTTCTTACTTTACCTTCTGAGTCATCCGTTTCTAAACACTTATACTTGAGAGCTTGGAATTGAGGCATGTACAATGGCAAATCCGCCGCCATCTGATAAGTACGTGCTATACATTCCTGCTTAGTGTCATATGGTCCTTCTAAATCTTTTAATGTGTGGCATATATCATTGTTACCCATCAAACATATTAGCACGTAGGCTTCAAACATTAGTCTGTCCACCCTTCTGCTCTCATTGCAGTCTCTACATGCTTCAGAGTAAATGGTTTATTGTAATGAGCCTCTACTGCTGCCCTCACGTAATAGACATCACTGTGGGGTATATGTAATTTATCTACTTTGTTATCACGTATAGCAAGATAAAAAGCTTCAAGCACATTGTCTGTGTATAGTTTTACTGATTTTTTACTCATTGTCAAGTTTATTTCTATTTAAGGGAATTAAAATACACATTATAAATGTATTATTATATATATTGTTTATATATTATAAATGTAACATTGTCTATGTACTAGTTATAACGTAATTATACCATGGAAATTTAATTCTGTCAAGACATTTTAAATGTAAGCACCCCGCCGCACTCATTTTATGTATATTTAAGGCTATTTAAGGATACTTTTATGTACATTATTATCACTTATCCTTGTGGTTAACACCTAATATTCCTAATCTGTGTAGTTATACATGTATATAACGTGGTACGGGGGGTGTGGCAGTGGCATAGGGTGTATAAACTTGGCAAATTGCATGTTTGCAAGTGATAATTACTATCATTCGCATTATCATTCGCAATAAGTCTTTGATTTTGCTAATCATTCTCATTATCAACAACTGATATAAGAACAGTTTTCTTGGCATGTATCTTGCAATAGCACAAACTATGCCAAAATTAAAAAATGTTAATGTAGGAGTATACTTGGCACGATTCTTGCTACTATCCCACTTGCGAATGATTATCACATTGAGAATGAGAATCATTATCAACTATCCCACTTGCGAATGAGTCGCAATTGCAGGTGGGAAGTTTGGCACGGCAATTGCATATATCTTATATAACTTTAACATTGTCTAAATTTTGACAAAACCAAAAAAATCCTAAGTTAGGATAAAACAGAAAGCGAGAAAAGAAAATGAATACATTTATTAAAGATATAGAAAATACAATCACTGTAATGAATTATGAATTATCAAGTGAAACTAATAAGTTTAAAAAATTAGATGAAAATCTAGATAGCATTATTAATACAAGTGTTAGTGTTATTGAGTGTGAAAATGAAATTAACTTATTTAAAGGTAAAAATAAAAAAGCTTTTAGATTACAAACTATTGAGAAAAAAGGCTTAACTAAAGTGTATCAAATAATTCATAAGTTAGGAAAAAATTGTATGAAAGTTGTTAAATTAATTGGTTCAAATCCAATAACAACTAAAAATAATTACATTGAAAAAATGGAAAATGGTGGGCGTATTACTACAATTGAGGGATTGAAAAGTTGTGCAAAACCTACTGAAACAATTGAAAAAACTATTGAAGAAAAAATAGAAAGTTTCATTAAATCAAATACTACTAAAAAAGAGAATGATGAAAAAATGACAATTGCAGAATTTACCAAGTTGTTTTCTACAGTAGCTCAAAAAATGCATAATGAAAATAATAAAAATGTAGTTGATATGTTACCAACTAAAAAAGATATTGCCGTAAATGCATAAACAATATAAATTATATTTGAGGGATTTATTTCCCTCATTTATTTTTTTTTTACTTCCTACTATCCTAAAGGGGGAGAGGGGAGAGGTGCGAGAAGTTGGCACGGATATTGCATATACTATGTATAGATTGCTATTAATTCCTAAGTTAGGAAAAAACAGATTGGAGACAAAATGACTAGACGTATCAAATTTGATGGTGGGATTCCATGTAATGTTACATACAGTAACTTGCAATCACACCAAAAAGATTTCTCTAAACATACAGATAGAGAAAGACATGAAAAGAATTTTAGAGTGGTGAGTGCAGACCATATCAACGCTATGGAGACACGTAACTATATACAAGCTAAACAATATACACGTGATGCAAATGCTATTGTTGATGCCTTTGCATGGCTCAAAGATTGCTAGTTTCAAAGGCTAGTAAAAAATCCTAAGTTAGGAAATTTAGGATAATAACAACCAAAAAGAAAGGAGCAGTTTAATGCTTTTTATAAACTTTGAAAAGGTATCTAAGGATACAATAATAAATGGTAGCTTTATTTCAATCAAGATTATGGCTACTTTAACTAAACTCAAACTTCTATCCTACCTACATTCTGGATACAAGCCAACTATATATAGGAGAGAGCAAGAATTTCCTAACATGAGAAAAGGTTGGTTTGTCAAGATGGGGAGTGGACAAAAGTCTGGAGAACCATTAATTAGGTTTAATTGGTACAAGCCTTTTAGTGGATGGCGATACTCATCATTCCATGCTTACAATAGGAATGGTAAGCCTAGAGTATCACAAAACTGGTATGTAGCAATCAAAGGTATGATTGTACAAAAGTTAGTTGGATAATTCCTAAGTTAGGAAAAATGGTGGGGAGACAATCAAGTCTTCCCTTTCCAAACTAATAGTCAAGTAAGTAGTGATATTGTCACTATTCACTTGAACATTAGGTGGAGAAAAGCAAAGCAATACTATGGTCGAAGTAGCATATAAAGTATGTGAAAAGAACCCATGTACCATCTAATGTTCTTTAACTGTAACAATTTATATAGGAGTTTACAATGGGAAACCAAATAGTATTACCAATAAGAAATAGTGAAGATGGAAAGAAAAGATACGTGTCTATAGTCCAAAATGATATTGGAGAAATAGGTCGTGGCATCAGACATGGAAATTATGGGGATAAAGTTGAGATTGCCATATTAGATGAGAACTATGCATACATAGATGATGGCACATTTACGTATGGAGTATTGGGGTTTTTAACTACACCACAATTAGCAATAGAATTATTAAAACTAGTAGAGATGGAGTAAGATATGACTACAATTACAGTTGCAGAACTAAATGATTTATGGAGATGGTGTGAGGATATTGGTCAATTTTCTACAGACAGACCAATCAACGACACAAAAAACCATGAGGGGTCGTGTATTCACAGAACACCCTTTTGCAATACTACGTGTTACAATATAAAATTGTACAACATCTATCCTAATATGCATGACAGAGATGACAGATGCGAGACGATATGGCAGAAGTTACCTACTGATGTGGAATGGTATGTCAATAATTTCAAACCATTCTTTGAACGTAAGAAAAAGCAAACTAAACGTAGGCGATTTATGACTAGAGGCGAGGCTATCAAAGATATGGTAGATGTGTACAGAATACGTGCTATGGCTCTTGCTGAACCTAATGTTATCTATTGGCTACCAACTAGAGCATGGCAAAGTAAGCACCTCAAGGCTCTTGTAGAGCTTGAACTGATGCCATTGAAGAATATTGCACTCAATGCCTCTACAGACCCTACAACTACGTCTGAGGAGTATGCTATGCTACAACAAGATGGGTGGAATACTATGTTCTATGGGGATGATGATGGCTATACAGATGTCAAGATGTTTCCATGTCCTAAAACATTCAAAGGTATCAAGGGTCATTGTTCTATCTGCAAGGGTGGGTGTATGTCTCAAGCTACTATTGGCAAGAGAAGTGATACTCATTTGATTGAGCATTAAAATATCCTAAGTTAGGAATTAACCGTTACCAGTATAGGGAGAGTGTTATGCTGATAAGACCAATTACTCCTATTGCCAAATCATTGGCTCACCATAGGAGACGTAAGGCAATTATGCCAATTAAAAAAGACTACAACAAAGAAAAGGAGAAGACAAATGCGAGACAATTCTACATTCCAAAAGATTCCAGTCAAAAAGAAACCACAAACTAAGTATGGTAGACAAGATTGGAAAGTGGCACGTAAATTGCAACGTAACCATAAGTTTAAATTACAAAACCAAAGATTTGAAAGGGGGTATGTGTAATGACTAAAGATACAAAAATAGTAGCTAGAGTTGTAGATTGGCTAGATGCTAATGTTGAGGAGCAAAGTCTACCTTATGAAGTGAGGCTAGATAGTGCTAGGTTAAGAGACAGTATAGAAACTTGGAGAAATGAATTAACTGACAAAGGAGATACTAAATGAAAATAACTAGAATGACAAGCAATGTCGCAGATAGGGTCAGAGAAGAACTAAAGATATTCTTGTCTGATTTTGTGAGTACCCATGAGATTGAGGGTATCAAGGTTGAGTTGGGTAATTGTTCCTATGATGAGGCACAAGCTACGTACCAACTTAAAATTAATGTTGATGGTGTGGAAACTAGAGAACAGAAAGCACTCAAGATGTATGCTCAACTAGATGGTATAGATTTGGATAAGAAACATCCGTATCTAACATTGGTGGAGTTTCATCCTAAGAAACGTCAATACCCATATATCTATGTGGACAGTCGTAGACCTAACGTTAGGTTTAAGGGTAGCACAGATTGGGCAATAAGAACTTTTGGAAAAGATAACACATGGCAAAAGGAGATGGCTAATGAATCTAATAAATAAAATTATGACAATGTTTTGTCTAATGATGGGAACTGCATTGTTTGTTATTTCCCTACCTAATATGCTTGATTATGTGGGGTTAGTTGATATACTATCACACGACATAGCAATTGTATTATTAATAGGTGGGTTCTATCTCATCTCAAACACAAAGGAGAAGACATATGTTAGAAGTAACTAAGAAGTCAATCATAAGTGGCAAGACCAATACTATGGAGCTTGACATTTCCCAAGAGCAATTAGACAGATGGGAGAGTGTGGATAAGCAATTAATCCAAGTTGCTTTCCCTAATCTAAGTTCGTCAGAGAGAGAGTTTTTAATGACTGGTATTACGCCTACGGAGTGGAATGATACCTTTGGGGATGGAGATGAAGATGACCACGATGCATGATATGTTTGTGGCTTATCAAACTCACAAAGGGTTTGCTCAACAACAAGACCTTGAGCCTATTGGGTTCAAGGAATTTACTGGTATATTTATACACTTCAACTCTACTGTTATGCATCAGAGTGTGGCTATATATACTGCATCTAAAAATTCCGAAGTTAGGAAAAAACAGACATACTCATCAGAGGTTGATAGGTATGCAATACAATTAGCAAAGGAGACTATTCAATGAAAGCCTATTTTATTAATGCCAAAGATGAACTTATTGTAGAGGTGGACTGTAAAGACTACCACCATAAAAAAGAGTTGCTTAACTGTAGCTACATAGAATTATACCCATATCCTATAAAGGGGAATGATATGTGGACAGATGAAGAGGCTAATCTACGTGAGTCCAACTATTTGTTTCAGCTAGATGATATCATAGTCAGTGGCAATGCAGTCATTATGAGTTATGATGAAGAGGGAGATAGTGCTGATGTCAAAAACTTGACCATAGAAGAATTGAAGTCTAGGGTTACGTTCAAGGGCAAGAGGTTTATTGACCATAGTAAATTAAAATTTGAAGTTGTGGAGTGGTAACAATGCAAAAAGTCAGAGTCTATTGGAATCTTCATAGTAAAATATGGAGTGTTCAAGATGTCAAGAGTGGGAGAGTGTGTGACCACGTACAACACATATCTCTCACAGATGCTAAGTTTGTTGTTCGTAAGGGTGGACAGAAACGTGTTCGTGAAGAGGGCAAGAAGAATGTTCATGCCTTTGCTGTAGGTTATGTTGCAGAAGAGCAAGTAACTGCATCACAAGGTTCAGCAAGAGACTTACAATTAATGTTTAAAGTTAGGTCATATCATTGGCATAGAGTGACATACAATCCATACAAGCACGATTACTTTATGCTTGGCGAAGAGGAAGTGCCAAGAGATTGGGTTGGTAATATTAATATGGAATCATTATACCATGAGCATGGTGTAGCATCTAGAGTTTATATATAGGAGATAATACAATGAGAAAGATAAATGTACTAAGTTGTTTTGATGGATGTAGTGGTGGTCAGTTGGCTCTACAAAAAGCTGGTATTGACGTAGGCACATACTATGCATCAGAGATAGACAAGTATGCCATAGAAGTAACACAAGCTAACTTCCCCAATACAATACAGTTGGGTGATATCACAAAGGTTGGGTTCACTAGGTTCAACCATCACGTTGACCTAATGATGGGTGGCAGTCCTTGTCAAGGTTTCAGTTTTGCAGGCAAACAACTCAACTTTGATGACCCACGTTCTAAACTATTCTTTGACTTCATACGTATACGTGACGAGTTGACACCCAAGTATGTGTTGCTAGAGAATGTACGTATGGCAAAAGAATCTCAGGACATTATATCTAAGTACATGGGGTGTGAGCCAACCAAGATAAACTCTGCTGATGTTTCACCACAGAGTCGCAATCGTCTGTATTGGTTTGTCATGTATGATTGGGATTTAGGTAAGTATGTACCTATACACATACCACAACCAACCAAGAAGAATGTTGTCATACGTGATATCCTTGAGGACTTACCCTTTGGCGAGATACCACAGTACCTTGCTAACAGTTGGGGTGGTATTCCACGAGGTGACAAAGTCAAGTCTGTTGATGATGCCAAAGCTAACTGTCTTACTGCATCTATGTACAAGGGTCAGATACCTACGTTCATCAAGAAACCTAACCCTAGTGCATCTAAGGATGGTCTCATACGTGTAGGTACAGCTAATCTCAAGGGTCACGATAGCATCAAGCGTGTGTACTCTGCTGATGGCAAATCACCTACTCTGACTACCATGCAAGGTGGACATAGAGAGCCTAAGATATCTATGGGTAGAGTTGTCAACAGAAGACTTGATGAGAATGGTGTACGTAAGGACAATCAGATGGACTTACCATTTACACCTAAAGTTGAGGTCAGAGAAGATGATGTATCTAACTGCCTTACTACAGTTGAGAAAGATAATGTTGTAGTCAACAGAGATGATTACCTATGGCGAAAGCTTACACCTTTAGAGTGTGAGAGGTTACAGACTATGCCAGATAATTATACCAACCATGTCTCTAAGACACAGAGGTACAAGATGATTGGTAATGGTTGGACTATAGATGTTATTGCTCACATACTAAATAGTGGCAATATAAATTCAGAAAAGCAGTGGACTAAAATGTATCAAACAAAGGAGAATGTCTAATGACAAACGAAACACGATACAAAAAAGCATTGGTTAATATATTATATTACCAAGCATTACGTATGAGCAAGGAAGAACTTCAACCTGTATTATTTTTTGAAGAACATGCTACAGACTTTTGGACACTTGAACAATGTCGTATGCAGTATGTCAAAGACCAACTAGAATTTATTCATGGTGGTAATCTTGATGATGAGATTGAAGAAACTTGGAATAAAGTATTTAAAAAGGAGTGTGTATAATGGGAGAATTTAAAGACAGATATTACAAGCAGTTAGAAGGATTTAGAATAAAAAAATTCTTAGGTATAGATGCAGAAGGATTTCCTGAGTTCACACTAACTAAACCTAAGTATGAAGACGTTAAGATAGCAGTAAGTTCTGACCCTGAGGGTAATAGTGGTGGGTTCTTATTTATAATGAGTGAGAATGGAGAGGAGATTTTATAATGGCTTTTGACCAAATGAATATTAAAGATATGTTGTGTGATATGTATGACATTCAACGTAAGGTTAAAGAAACTAAAGTTACTTATGAAATAAAAGGTCACGACTTGGAGATAGCATTATATGATGCACCAAAAGATAATGATGGCACTTGTATAACTATGAAAGATTGTATTGAAAATGTCATTGAACAACTAGAACAAGAACTTGAACGTAGAGGAGAGGAGATAAACTAATGCTATTGGAATCAATGATATGCCTAGCACTAAACGTGTACCACGAGGCTAAGAATCAAAGTTATGTAGGGCAAGTGGCAGTTGCACAAGTTGTAATGAATAGAGTAAGAGATACACGATACCCTAACACAGTATGTGACGTAGTTAAACAAGGCGATACATACAAATGGAAACCTGACTTTCCTATTAAGAATAGGTGTCAATTTAGTTGGTACTGTGATGGCAAGAGTGACAAGCCTAAAGAACATAAGGCATGGAGAGATGCTATGCACATTGCTAATGGTGTATATAATGGACACCTAGATGACCTTGTTGAGGGTGCTACACACTACCATGCACACTATGTCAACCCAAGTTGGGCAGAGACTAAGACTTATGTAACAAGAATAGATGACCACATATTTTATAGATGGGAGATAAAAGATGAATAGATTTATTATAGAAAAAACACCACAAGAGATTGCATCATCTCTGTGTGACCAACACGTTGTCAAGATGCCATTGGAAGAGGCACAGATGCTATGCACTACATTGTGGCATCATGCTCCAGAATATGCAGAGGAGAATGACTTGTACAAACCAGTACATCAGAAACATCCATGCACACTATGGGCAATGGAATGTCGTATGAATTTTATGTGGGCAACTAATTTGTATGTGGCTATGCTACAAGAGTATACAAAAAGGTATCACAAAGTTCATGGTGCAAGTAAACACTATGATGCTATATTTCTTGGTACAGAGTTGATACCTAACACCACTAACTTTATTACACCACACCCACAATGTTTTAGTGGGCATGATGACTTGAAGACAGACGAGTTCTTTCCTATAGAGGCATATAGGAAGTTCTACATAGTTGACAAATCTAGGTTTGCTAGATACAACTATACAAATAAACCACAATGGATGAAAGGAGAAGTAGCATGAAGATACACAGAGTAGTACAAATGTTGGGTGCAACAACAAGCACTGGTAAGTTAGCAGATGATATGTATGACTTAAACTATAAGACATATTATTCAGAGGCAGAGGACAAGGATATACCTATATCACATATGGACTTTCAGCATTTGATCAGAGCATTTGTGAAACAGAATGACGAAGACGTTAGGACTGATACCCAAGAGGGTAAGGTCAAAGAACTTAGAGAACAGAATAAAAACCTACAAGTTAAGTATGACAACTTACGTGAGGCATACAATGTTTTGTTTGATGCACACAATGCAGAAACTAGCAGAGACACCATATGGCAAGATAGGTATAACAGAGAAGTAGAGAAGTCAGACTTTTGGCACAAGGCATATGTAGAGAGGTGTACATCTAGTAAAGGTCATAACTATGTATTCAGCGACATACCTAATGACTGTGATGGTCAACAGTTCACAGACAGTCTAAAGAAGTATTTCAATAAGGATACCTACAAGATGCGTGTCAGAGGTCAATACCTCAAGGATGAAGTCAAAGAGTCTGAGGGTTGGCAAAAGTATGACAGAGGTCAGCCTATAGATAAGTCTAAATGTCTTAGAGTTTATATTGACAAAAAGTAATCTAGACATATGGAGAACTAATCCTAATATGTTAGTTCCCTATTATCTCATGCACTCATACATCTACTATCAGTTGCACGACTCAATCATCAAAGACTATGAGTATGATGAGATGTGTAAGCAGTTAAAAGATAAGTGGGAGAGCATTAAACATTATCACAAACATCTAGTTGATGTTAGTGCATTAGGAGCTGGTACAGGTTATCAGCTTAAATACAACCAACGTATAGTAAGTGCAGCGACACTTTTATACAAACAACATAAAGGAGAATAATAATGTGGCATAGAATACACGATTTCATGGAAAAGGATTTCAATAAAAAATATGGTGAGGGTACAAAGTATGACCTTGACTATGGTAAACTATTAATTATAGCACTATGTATTTACATAGCATTGGAGGTGTAGCATGACTAAAAAGAAAACAATAGAGGTGCATAAGATAATCAACTTAACTAAGCATCAAGCAAAGCAGATATTAGATATGCTTGATGATCTAAAATATATAAATGGACAGACAGATGAGAAATGTCCAATAGATTATGACATGATATGTAAGCTAGAGGGCATGGAGTTTAAACTTGCTAACATAGTAGATGCTACAGTTGAATGTGAACATGGTCACTATAGCAGATGGGGTGGAGCATATGAATTTAAAAACTGAGGGTTTACTTGGTTGTAATAAATGCTATTGGATGGGCAGAGTAGCTAATGAAGACTCTGTCTGCCCATGCTGCGGAAACATAAATCTCTTTGACACTAGTCTTAGATACAATTCTACAAATCACGAACTAGAAACATTAGACAACTATGAAATTTATTTACTTCATTTAAAATACAAGGAGAAACGCAATGAACAAAAAATTGTCAAGTTTAATTGACGAGTACTATTTATCCTTTGATTTCAAGAGCTTACGAGAAGAAACTAAAGTACAATATCAGTACTTTCTTGGTGTCGTGTTAGACACAAAAGTTGGAGATGCACAAAGTTTAGGCAGTATCAACTTTTCTGATATCACTACCAAGATGGCTAAAATTTCATATGAGCAATGGTGTGAGAGAGGTATACACCTTGCTAATCATGTCATGTCTGTGGCAAGAGTAGTATATAATTATGGCATACACATGGAGCATTGCACAGTCAACCCATTCTCAAGTATAAAGAGAAGAACACCTATAGCTAGAAAGGTAGTGTGGACACAATCAGATGTGAAAGCATATCTAGACGTAGCATATTCTGATTTTTACACAAGAAGTTTAGGATTGATTGTGCAGATGGCATATGAATGGTGTCAAAGACTAGGTGACATGCGTGTAATCAAGTGGGAGAATCTAGATTTGTTAGAGCAGAAGATGCACATACAACAATCTAAGAGGAGAGCAGAGGTGTTTCTACCTATATCTGATGGACTAAACAAAATGCTTCTACAACAGAAAGAAGATTTTGGTTTCCAAGAATATGTAGCACCTCGCCCTCGCCCTAGGAGAGGCATACACGAGCCTTACACCATTACTAAGCTACCAGTAGAGGGCAGAAAGATTATGGACTCTGCAGGACTCTCTAAAGAGCTTAGATTGTCAGACCTAAGAAGAACTGGTACAACTGAAATGGTAGATGCTGGTGTGTCAATGGGAAATATTATGTCTGTTACAGGACATACAAACCCACAAAGTGTTAAGCCTTACATGAAGAATACCTTTGCTTCTGCTAATTTAGCATTAAGTACAAGAAAAAAATTGACAGTATGAAATATCCATGTTACAAGACATTTATATTGTCCGAACCCATATATATATAAGGAACATATATAATGTATAATATACTAGAATTTGTTAAAGATTTAAACATACCTATGGATGAAACACGTAGATTAAATTGTCCGGTTTGTAATTCTTATAAAACATTTACTGCCACAAATAATATGGGTTCATTAGTGTGGAACTGTTACAAGATTTCCTGTAGTTTAAGTGGTACTACTCGTGTTAGGTTATCTGTAGATGATATTAAGTCTGTGAGTGCAAAGAAAGAAGTCACTACAGATGATACATTTGAGATGCCTGAATACATTGTACCACATAACTATAGGAATAAACTCGTATCTTTCTGTGAGAGGTGGAGACTAGATGCAGACGAACTAAACTTACAATATGACGTGAAGGATGACCGAGTGGTGTTTCCCATAGAACATAATGGTAAGTTGGTTGATGCAACTGGTAGGTCTTTGGGTAAACTTCTACCTAAATGGAAAAGATATGGGAATAACCCCTTGCCATACACATATGGTTGTGGTAAGGTCGCTTTAGTCGTTGAGGATTGTGTGAGTGCTTGTGTTTCAAATAGTAATATACACACGGGGGTGGCTATACTTGGAACTTCTCTATCAGAGGATCACAAGAAATACTTATCACAATTCTCAACTGCTATAATTGCATTAGACCCTGATGCATTACCTAAGATACTACAATTTGCTAGAGAGTTACGTGCTTATACCCCGGATGTACGTGTTCTTAGGCTGAAAGATGACTTGAAGTATAGAAACGAAGAAGATATTTACAACTTGTATAAATTAACCCCAAAGGAGTAATACATGGAAAATTCACTACTAAGAAGTTTAATGGACAGAGAGTTCTACAAAGAGCATCGTGGTGCTAGATGTCCAGACAGACTATTCAGCAAAGATGCTAGGAAGATAAAACAAGCAATAGATCAAGCTATGGACAGATATGAACGTACAGTCACACCTGATGAGATTGAGGCTCTGTTCATATCAAGTAACCCATCAATGTCTACTGCACAGAAACAAGCTTACCTAGCCTTGTTTAAGTCTATTAAGAATGAGCAACCACTAGGTTCAGATGTTGCACAAGAGGTTCTGTCTAAATTGTTTCAGCAAGTTGTTGGAGAAGACATTGCTAATCTAGGCTTTGATTATGTCAATGGTCAGCAGACTAGCCTAGAACCATTAAGGATGTTGCTAGAACAATACAATGATGACTTCACACCAGACTTGAATGTTGAGTGGGATGACTTAGACATTGACACATTGTTAGCTAAGAATGACCTTGAGGCACGTTGGAACTTCAACATACCTGCTTTGACACGACAACTTGAGGGTATAAATGCTGGTCACTTGATTGAGGTAGGTGCTAGACCCAACACGGGTAAGACATCTTTTCATGCAAGTATGATTGCATCTCCGGGAGGTTTTGCACATCAAGGTGCTAACTGCATTGTCTTGTGTAATGAAGAGGGTAGTCACAGAGTTGGTGCTAGGTATCTGACTGCATCTACTGGTATGACTATGAAACAGATCAAGTCTAATCCAAGTAGAGCAAGAGACTTGTATGCACCTGTCAAAGATAAGATAAAGATAAAGGATGCTACAGGTCGTGATATGTCTTGGGTTGAGAGTGTATGTAAATCATACAAGCCTGATGTTGTACTACTTGATATGGGAGATAAGTTTGCTAGAAGTGGTGGCTTTGCTAGACCTGATGAGGCACTAAAAGCTAATGCTATACATGCTCGTATGATTGCCAAGCAACATGAGTGTGCAGTATTCTATATGTCTCAATTATCTGCTGATGCAGAGGGTAAGATACTACTGAACCAATCCATGATGGAAGGCAGTAGAACTGGTAAAGCAGCAGAGGCTGACTTAATGATACTGATTGCAAAGAATCCACCAAAGCAAGAAGATGGTGGCGAAGAGGATTTGCAGAGACATCTTAATATTGTTAAGAATAAGTTGTCTGGATGGCATGGTGTTATAACTTGTCAGCTTGACTATCAAGTTGGTAGATATGAGGCATGAATGATTTCCCTGATTTATTTGGTTATACTAAACCTACGACTCTCGTTGGCGATGCCTATACGTGCATTAAGTGCCACATAGAACAACCTGCTTCAAACTTTCAACTTATACCTACAGGAGAGGTAAAGAGAACATGTTCATCGTGTATAAAAGGTCACTACCACACACTAAAGAAGTTACGTAAGGAAAATAAGTATCCTGACGAAGATTACTGTTGTCCAATATGTGAACGTGACATAAAAGAAGTAGGTAAGTATGGACAAGTAAAATTAAATAAGTGGGTACTAGACCATTGCCATGACACTCTAACATTCAGAGGTTGGATATGCCATCATTGTAATTCAGGACTAGGTGGATTTAAAGATGACTTGACAAAAGTAAAAAGAGCAGTTAAGTATTTAAAGAAACATAAGGAGAGTTTAAATGAAACTGACACTTGACGTAGAGAATACAGTCACAACTAGAGATGGTAAGTTACACCTTGACCCATTTGAAACAGAGAATGAGTTGATTATGGTTGGGTGTTTAACAGACACAAAAGAAGAATATCTGTTTAGAATGTCAACAGACACAGATGCACATCAGAAGATACAAGAGTTACTAGATGCTTGTACAATACTCATTGGACATAACATAGTACACGACTTGATGTGGATATGGGAATGTGGTTTAACCTATACAGGTCCTGTGTTTGATACCATGTTAGGTGAGTATGTTTTACAATGTGGTGTCAAGAAAGCATTGTCTCTTGAGGCATGTGCTGAAAGATATGAGTTAGCCACACAGAAACAAGACACCTTAAAAGAATACTTCAAGAAAGGTTTCTCTGTTGCTGACATACCACCTGAAGAATTGTCTGAATACTTATCTGCTGATTTACATGCAACACAGCAGTTGTCAGATGAAATATATAAAAAACTAAATACTGTTGAATATAGCGAGTTGATGGATACAGTTATACTAACTAACAAGGTTGCTTTAACACTAGCAAACATATACCAAAAAGGTTTTGCAGTAGATTTAAATAAGCTTGAGGAAGTTAGAGTTGAGTTTGAGACAGAGAAACAAGACATAGAGAAACGTCTAAAGATTCAAGTTAAAAACTTAATGGGTGACACACCTATCAACTTAAATAGTCCAGAGCAAATGTCTTGGGTTATATATAGTAGAAAACCTAAAGATAAAACTACTTGGACACATAACTTTGATTCATACATGAAAACATCTAACTATAAAGAAGTAGTTAGTGAGACATCAGACATAGTGTACAAAACTATGGCTGTAAAATGTAAAGATTGCTTTGGGTCAGGTTCAATGAGAAAGGTTAGAAAAGATGGAAATCCTTATGTTAAACAACCCAAGTGTAATACTTGCATTGGTACTGGCTACACTTTTAATAATAGCAACAAGATAGCAGGATTAAAGTTCTCTGCTCCATCAGCTAAATGGGTAAGTGCTAATGGTTTTAGTGTTAATAAAAAGTTTCTTGATATATTACACGATGGTGCTAAGAAATTAAATATGTCAGAGGCAATGAGTTTCTTATCAGACTTACAGAGATTGTCTGCACTAGACACTTACTTGTCATCATTTGTACAAGGGATAAAGACATATGTAAAACCTGATGGTAAGCTACACGTAAGACTACTACAACATAGAACATCTACTGGTAGGTTTAGTGGTGCAGACCCTAACATGCAGAACATGCCTAGAGGTGGTACGTTTCCTGTGAAGAAAGTGTTTGTGTCACGTTGGGATAATGGAAAGATATTGGAGGCAGATTTTGCACAACTTGAGTTTAGAGCTGCGGCATATTTATCACAAGATAAAGTCGCTATTGAGGAGGTTGCGACTGGATTTGATGTTCATGCGTATACGTCTAAAGTTATCAGTGATGCTGGTCAACCAACGACTAGGCAAGAGGCTAAAGCACACACGTTTGCACCGTTATATGGTGCGACTGGGTTTGGTAGAAGTAAAGCAGAAGCTTCCTACTACGAGCACTTCACAGAAAAATATAAAGGAATCAAATCATGGCACACCAGATTGGCTAAAGAAGCTCTAGCTACAGGTAAGATAACTACACCATCAGGTAGACAGTTTGCTTTCCCGGATGTACAAAGACTTATGTCAGGTAAGATATCTAACTTTACACAGATAAAGAATTATCCCGTGCAGTCATTCGCTACTGCTGATATAGTTCCTTTGATACTGATGTATATTGAGAAACAGTTAGAGCCTTATCAGTCTTGTGTAGTTAATAGTGTACACGACTCAATAGTAGTTGATGTACATCCAAGTGAAGAAAGACAAGTATTAGATGTGATTAAAACAACTAATGACAACATGATAACTTTAATAGAAAAAGAGTTTAAATTAGAGTTTAATGTACCATTATTATTAGAGGCAAAAATAGGTAATAATTGGCTTGACACTAAAGATGTCGCATGATATAACTAAGCACTCATTGAAAGGAGAAAAATTAAATGAATGATTTAATAAATATAAATACGGATAGCTATGCAGATTTAGCTAAAGCTATGGGAATAGCTACAGAGGTTTCTGCAAAGCCAAAGAAGTCTGGTAATCTAAACAGACTAAGAATATGGCACTCACCTATGATGGGTCAAACAGAAGTCAATGGTAAGATGGCTAATGTTGAAGTCATTGAGGGTGGTGCTTATAGATTAGAAGTAGTTGAAGAAAGTGGTTCTAAATATTACTATGCTAAGAATGTTAGTATTCGCCCATTCATGCAAAGGTTCATGCTACGAAGATATATAGCAAACCTTAATGCAAAAGCAGGTGAACCAAAAGGTATGTTCCATAGAACTATTATGTCTGATAATCTAAACACTGATTTGAAAGATAATACTGGTAGATTTAATTGTGGCAAACCATCTGGTTACATAGAAGACTTCAAAGCTTTAGCACCAGACATGCAAGATTTAATCAGACAGATTAAACGTGTTCGTGTTATCTTTGGTGTGGTTACATTGGATGAGCCTACTAATGAAAAGGGTGAGGCTGTTCTATTAGGCGATGTTCCCTTTATATGGGAGATTGACAACAAGGATGCTTTCAAAACATTAGGCGATCAGTTTAATGAGTATGTTAAGAAATCTAGATTGCCTATACAGCATCTAATACATCTTAATGGTACTAAAGCAAATCAGTTACCTAATGGAAGTAGTTTCTATACCCCTATTGCAGAAGTAGACTTTGGTGAAGCTTTTGATGTTACAGAAGAAGACCAAAAGTTATTTGGTGACTTTGTTGATTGGATAAAAAACTTCAATGATTACATCTGTAAAGAATGGGAACAAAAGGTAGAGACTAGACAAAATCCTGTGTCTCCTGAAGAGATGGAAACTGTTGAGTCTTTCATTGACATTGATGGGAATAACTAATGAATCATGTCGCTGAACTCAAGTTGCATCAGTACATGACAGATGCAGTCAACGGTAAATCTACTATATCAGATGAGGTTATAGACCAAGTAGCAAATGATGTAAGAGATGCTTTGCAACGTCAGTTTAGTGGCAAGGTTAAAAGAAAAGACTTTAGGTTACGTATGTCAAACATAGGTAGACCTACATGTCAACTTTGGTATGAAAAGAATAAACCTGAAACTGCTTTACCTAAATCAAATAACTTTATGATGAACATGATGTTAGGAGATATAGTTGAGGCAGTCTTCAAGGGTTTATTAAAAGCCGCTAAAGTTGACTATCAAGACTCTGAGAATGTTATCTTAAAATTAAAAGATGATAATGTTTCCGGGTCTTATGATTTAGTTATTGACGGTGCAGTTGATGATGTTAAGTCAGCATCTGATTGGTCTTACAAAAATAAGTTTGAGTCCTATGACACATTAAGTAGTGGTGATGGATTTGGTTATGTAGGACAACTTGCAGGTTATGCAAAAGCTTCAGGTAAGAAGGTTGGTGGTTGGTGGGTTGTAAACAAAGCCAATGGTCACTTTAAGTACGTACCGGCAAATGGACTCAATCTAGATGATGAGATAAAAAAGATTGAGGATACAGTTGCCACTGTCAATACGAATAAGTTTGAGAGATGTTTTGAACCTGAGATTGAAACATTCAGAGGTAAAGCAACAGGTAATACTGTTTTAAATAGTAACTGTAAGTTTTGTGACTACAGATATGATTGTTGGAATCTAACTGATAAACCTGCCGTCATGTCAAAAGCACAAACACCTAAGATTGTTTCTTACATTAGCTTGGTGGATAATGTCTCCTCATAAAGTAAGAAGAGAAGCACTGAAGTATGGGTACAGAAGTGGATTAGAACACTCTATATCTTTATATCTAAAGAAGTTGAAACATACATTTATGTATGAGTCAATGAAGATAGAATGGGAAGATTTAACCTACCGTACCTATACTCCAGACTTCATATTAAACAATGGTATAATAATAGAAACTAAAGGAAGGTTCTTAGCTGCAGACAGAAAGAAACATCTCTGCATAAAGAAGCAACATCCTAAATTAGATATTAGATTTGTCTTTACTAATAGCAGAAGTAAGCTTAGTAAAGGTGCTAAATCTAATTATGGGCAATGGTGCATTAAGCATGGTTTTAGGTATTATGACAGAATCATACCTGAAGATTGGCTAAAAGAAAAAGGTAAAAATAAACACTTGAACTTTATTAAATTTTCAGGTACAAAGATAAGGAGATAATATTATGAATGATATATTAGAAACAAGAAACCCTAACTCATGCTTTATAGAATTACTACCTAAGTGTGAGGGTAGTTATTGGACTGGCGAAGTGGAACTAAACATTATAGCATCACAGAAATCTAATCTAGATGAAGAGAGTAAACGTAGTTTATTACATCTAAGTCAGTTAGTTGCAGCATCAATGGCTTTGATGGAGAAAGACCCTAGCCTATACACTAGACTAGAGGATTTTGTTTCTGAGCCTGACGATGAAGTTAAACCTAAAGTAACAACATCTATTAAGGGTAATGTAGTATCCTTAAATTTTACTAGTGAAAAAAAACAATGAGACATATGGAGTACATGAGAATGATGGCAGATAAACTAAAAAACAAATCAGAAGAGGATCAAGTTAAATATTTAAGTGGTGTCACAAAAGATGTGCCATCTACAGATATGGTTAATAGTCCTCTACATTATAACAAAGCAGGCATTGAGACTATAGATGCTCTAGAGGCTATGTTAGTTGATGGTTTTGACTATTACTTGCAAGGTAATATAGTCAAATACCTATGGAGATTTAGATATAAGAATGGTGTAGAAGACCTCAAAAAAGCACAGTGGTATCTAAATAAACTCATTGAGGTCTACGATGATAAAAGTTAAAATGTTTATGACTTTAGCTATAGACAAAGAAGAATATCCCATACCTGCGGATGGGAAAGTAGGAGAAGAATTAGAAGAGTATATCAAAGATGTGATATATGATGTAGAAGGTGTAAAAATTAAAAGCTTAAAAACAATTACAGAGGAGACATAAATGTTAAGAAATTACCTACCCACAGATTACCAAAACTTCATAGCACTCTCTCGCTATGCAAGATGGAAAGATGACGAACAAAGGAGAGAGAACTGGGGAGAAACTGTAGACAGATACTTTGATTATATGCAATCTCATCTAGAGAATAATCACGGTTATATTGTTACTAAAGCTCTCAAGAATAAACTAACAGAGCAGATAATGAACTTAGGTGTTATGCCTAGCATGAGAGCCTTGATGACTTCAGGACCTGCATTAGACCGTTGCCATGTTGGTGGTTATAACTGTAGCTACATACCAGTAGATAGTCCACGTTCATTTGATGAATGTATGTACATACTTATGTGTGGAACAGGTGTTGGCTTCTCTGTTGAACGTGAGAATGTAGACAAGTTACCTATAGTCAATGAACACTTTGAGGACAGCACTACTATCATAAAAGTTGCAGACAGCAGACCCGGATGGGCAAAAGCTTTGAGAGAACTTATTGCTATGCTGTATGTAGGACAAGTACCAACTTGGGATACGTCAGAAGTAAGACCAGCAGGTGCTAGATTAAAAACATTTGGTGGTAGAGCATCAGGTCCTGCACCTCTTATAGAGTTGTTTCATTTCTGTATTCAGAAGTTCAAGGGTGCTAAAGGCAGACGATTGTTTCCTATTGAATGTCACGACTTGATGTGCAAGATAGGAGAAGTTGTAGTTGTTGGTGGTGTTAGACGTTCTGCTCTTATATCATTGTCTAACTTAGGTGATGACCAAATGAGACATGCTAAGTCAGGTCAATGGTGGGAGAATGAAGGACAGA